TCCTTGAATGCCAAGGGCAAACTAGCTCCTATCAGCAATACTATCGACGCCTACAACAATCTGTATCGAGGATTCAGGGCCACACTGGACAACTCGGCCCTTGGCATTCAAGGATTGCTTGGCCTTGCCAATGACCAGAAGGCATACAAGGCAGCTCTTGGTGTCAACTTCAGGGCATGGCAACGAGGTGGCGATGCAGCCCTGGGCCGGTTTCTCGTTGACTTTGATGATGCCACGAAGGCTGCGAGCAGGCTGTCAGCCGATACATGGGGACGCTCCGGACTACGAGTAGGTGGTGCAGGAACCGAGTTCCAACTGGGTGGCCCTGGCACCATCGGACAGTTTGTTGAACGTATCCCTGGTATCCGACAAGCTAACCGAGCTTTCGGCTTCTTTGGAGACTCCCTGCGCCTCCAGTGGGCAGATGACGAACTGGCTGCATTGATGCGGCAGACTGGTAAAGCAGCCGACGAGTTGTTGCAGGATGGCTCTGTGGAGAGCCTTGCTCGGACCATTAACGGGGCCACAGGATGGTCCCCCAGCCGTACAGGTGGTCCAATTGGTGACCTGGTACTCTTTGCCCCACGGTTCCTGCAATCAAGGCTGGAGACTGCCGCACGGGCTGGTTTGAGCCTGCGCCCAGGAGCCACCTTAGAGCAGCGGATGGCACGACGGTATCTGCTGAAACTCATTGGCTACGGCACAATGGTCACATTCGCAGCCAATGAAGCATTAGGCAATGACACCGATGTGCGACCCTTCGTCAAAGGTAGGCCCAACCCCAACTTCATGCGTATCCGCTTCGGTGGACAGGATTGGTCAGTCTTTGGCACATGGGACAGTCTTGCTAAAGCTATCATGGTCACCGCACAGGGCAAGCCAGAACAGGCTCTCCGCACTATGAGTTCGGGTATTGTTGCCAACTCATGGGAGTGGCTATCTCACGAGGACTTTGAGGGTCGCAGGGTAGACTTACGGGGCGACCCTCTCGGCTTTGGTGAGTGGATATTTCGTAGTCACAGCCCATTTGCATTCCAGGAACTGCCCTTCGCTGCCAAACAGTTGGCTGGTGGTGACCCTGCTGGTCTGGCCACTGTGTTCGGTGAAGCAGCAGGGGTAAAAGCCACACCACTGACAGGGACTGAACGATTCTCGGGTGAGCTATTCGGGCAGGAGTTTGATGACTTGGAACCCCATCAGCAACGAGCAGTCAGCAAGCAGTTCCCTGGCCGCAATAGAGAATTAGCCGAGATATATGTACAGACCGATACCAATATCGACGGCTTGCTTCAGACGGCTCAAATGCTGGAACAGCAAGGATTGCCTCGTAATGATATACGGCGGTTCGTGAATGAGCAGTATAACAGCCTGCGGGACCAGGCATGGGGTGCCACGAAACAGCTACTCGGTCTGGATGATGAACGACGCAACATCGCAGACTTAGATAGTCCTGACCCAGGCCGTAGGGCACGAGCAGAGTATCAGGAAATCATTAACGAGCATACCGTCGGTGAGCCAGGATCAGAGTTCATTATGTGGGATGCTGTGGATGCTGCTGTTAATCGCAAGTTGACAAGCAGGCAATGGACCAAGGAACAACATACTGGCATCATACGCAACCAGTATCTGTCCAGAGTGCCCTTCGAGTTGGTAGACAAATACTTCTACCCTAGCCGCCAGAAGCGTATTTTGGATGCGAACAATGCCCGGATCCGGCATCTGAAAACATTGGGCCTATGGGATGAATTAAAAGATACATACGACGAAACATTCATCCCTGGCGCACAGGCGGGTAGACGATGACTGAGGTACGCTGCCCCCATTGTGGTACAAAAATTGCTGAGAGGCTCGATGGAATCTTGACCTATCATTGTCCCAAGAAGTGGTGTGGTAAATGGTCCGTGATTGACAATCGTGTTAAAGTCGTTATATAGTCCTTAATTAGTTAACATAACTGCATAGTCCATGGTGTGCGCATAGGTCGCCTTGTAAAGGGCGGCCTTTTTTGTTGGGAGGCGTATGACAACCAGGAAGGAAATCACAACCGAAGTAGTAGACCTAGAATCGTCCTTTACCGATGCAGACGATTTCTCGGATGATGAGAATGATACTATCATCGAGGATGATACATCTACCGATGTAGATGCTCCTCCTGTAGCAACAGGGGAATCTGCCACACCACTCGCTGATACCACGCCTGAAGCTACTCCTGAGCAGGTTCGGGCTGCACAACAGGATGAGCAGCGTCGGTTCCAACAGGAACGACAAAGACTACAACAACAACTCCAAGAACTGCAATGGCAAGAGTATGAGCGTGAGTATGTTTCTGCCCTTCAGCAGAGACAACAACAGTGGACCGAGCAGGGGTTCTCTCCTGAAGAGGTCCAGCAGCATACCACCTCCTGGCAGCAGTTGGAGAATGGCAAACTAGAGGTGGCCCAACAAAAGCAGGCCATCGGTCAGTACGGCCAACTCATGGAAGCCGAAAGACGGGCCACTGAAGGCTACATCAAGATGTACATGGACCAGTACGGTGTAAGTCGTAATGTTCTAGAGGGTGCCAAGTCTCCCTCTGAAATGGAGAACAAAGCCCTCAAGGCTCAGATGGCTGCGATGCGGCAAGAAAAGACTCCAGTGACCACACCCGATAACGGTGTCGGGACATCAACGACGGTCCCGAACAGAGAAGCCCGGTTGATTGCTTTGACCAACAAAATTGACCTCACCGATGCAGAGCATAGGGAACTGGGTAAACTTACCGGCAACGGATAACCATAGGAGGATAAACCATGGTCCAGACTGCAACTACAGGCGCAATCGAACGAGCATCCAAGGAAATGCTTGCATCAGTGAGGTACACCATTGAGCATAATGCTCCGGTGTACGGAACTTGTATGCACGACCGCCTTGGTAAAGGCGAGGATACAGGTGTGTTCTTCAAGGTCGGCCAGATGGATATGGCAGATCTGGATGATGGCGTCGATATGGTGGATGAAGAAGATTTTGGTCTGACTGCCATCTCGGTGACCACTGCTGAAGTGGGTGCCAAAATCATCCTGACTGACAAGATGATGAGGCAGCAGACCAAGCTGAACTTCGCCACTGTTGGCCGACAAATGGGTGATGGGTACAAGCGCAAGAGGGAAACTGATGGCATCGCCTTGTTCGCATCCTTGAACGGGGGTACTACCTTTGGTGCTGCCGCTGCTGCCTTCAGTGCTGCGAATGCCACCTCTGTGGTCAGCATCGCCAAGACGGACAAGATGGGTGATGACCTCGTCATCATTCAGCATCCCAACGCTGTGATGCGGCTGGCTCGTGACCTAACCACCATTGGTTCGGGTACTCTACGTCCCATGCCCGACGGCTACTCGGCACGGCTGATGACCAAGGCATGGAAGGGCTACATGATATGGGATGCCCCTGTGTTTGAGACTGGAAATATCGTCCGCGACTCAGCCGACGATGCCATCGGTGTCATCAAAGGCAAGGATGCCATCGGGTACCTGGAGTCCAAGACCTTCGGTTCTGAGAAAGAGCGTGACGCTTCTCTCCGAGCTTGGGAAGTCAACTACGTAGCTGATTATGCCGTGTTTGAGAATGATGACACCCTGGGCGCACCCCTGACCTTCGATGCAGCCGACCCCAGCACCAGTGCATAAGTGAAAGGGATGATTGATGCCGACAACCCTTAAAGAATGGCAGTCAACACAGAAGTTGAAGGCCCAAGCCAAGAGGCGTGGGATAGCCATGGAGTTGTCCTACACTTCGGCCCCTACTGCCCAATGGTATCGGGCAGATGGAGTGCCCTTGCCCAATCTGTTGCCTGCTGACTTGTACCATCGAGAACAATACGAAGCCAAGGGTTGGAGTTTATTTCCACCTACTGTAAAACCGGATATATCATGGAAACCGGGAGTGATGGCAACACCATCCCCGCAACGAGCGGATGAAGAGGAACCTGCTATCACTCCAGCAGTTATTCCTCTTCATCCGCACCGATTCACCAGGGTGATGGGCAGTCCTTGTAAAGTACAGGGCTGCTCTGCCGTAAGGCAACGAGAGTTCGCCGCACGTAAGTGACCCAGAGGGTGTAACGATTGCCGAGCCCTAAATATCGGCGGTCGCAGGACGTACGAGCCTGTAATAGCTAAAGGAGAATAAGACGATGTCATTCCCAGGATTCACTAATCTAGGAGCCGGTACCGAGAAAAAGACAGGTACCACCCAACGTTCCCCGCTTGGCAAAGAAGGATACATGTTCCCTGGCCGGTGGTTTGTATATGCTCAGGCTGGAGAAGCTGCTACCGTTGCCCTTCTTCAGACTACCCGAACCAACGTGGCCAACAACGACCTGGACTTGGCTCTTTCTGCGGCTGCTGCCGCTGGGGATACCACGGTCAGCCTGACCCTGGGTTCAACAGCCATTGTGGCTAATGAGTACCGGGACGGGTTCTTCTTCATCAATGATGCTGGAACCGAGCAGGGCCACCAGTACCTTATCAAGAGCCACCCTGCGGCTGCATCTGGTGCCAATGTGGTATTGACTTTTGCAGAGCCTGACGGATTGTCAGTGGCTCTCACCACTTCTGAGGAATGCGGAATCATCACCAGCGTAGGATTCGACTTTGTGGTGAACCCGACAACCTTCACAGACGCCCCTCTGGGTGCTACCTGCGTCGATGTAGCCGACAATGCCTACGCATGGCTCCAGACTCGTGGACCTGGTATAGGTACTGCTGATGCGACAGCCCCTGCTGGTGGTCTGCCCATCGCAGCATCCAATGGTACTGCGGGAGCCTTCGAGGTGGACCTGGAAGATGGTACCGTTGAACTGCCTCACATAGGGACCCAACGTGACACGGCCTCGGTTGATACCGAGTGTGCCCCAGTCATCTGGAAAATATCACCGTAATGCTTGGCTACTGGATGTCTCCTGGGCCCGATGGTGTGCGCCGGCAATACCGCTTTGTGCATCCTAAGACACTGCGTACCCAGGATGTGGTCTTTCAAGGCCCACCCTCGGACAACTGGGAGAAGGTTATCAAGGCACGGGAACCGCATGCGCTCGTAGAACTGGCAGGTCCTAAGCCTGAGCAGCCACATGTAAGCCGCATGTACAACACAGCCAGGACAGCCTTCACCAACGATGTGTACAACGATCTCATCCTGACCGGCAAGGTAGAGCCTTGCCCAGACCCAGGCACAACCAAATACTTTTTCGAGAAGCCCGGTAGGGAACGAGGGCTATGGTAAGACCGCTGGTAGGCATGTGGGATGACCAGACTCGGTACAGGGTCATTGACCCCGTCTCGGGACGCTCTGAAGTGGTGACCATTATGGGCACTGAAGAAGAGCTGAAAGACCCTCGGTTCCTAGAAGAGATTGAGCATTATGCCCAAGAGTCGGTGGCCAAAGGCTGGAAGAAGGTACGAGACAAGCCGCACATGAACGACCAGCAGGTGAAAGAACTGCCCCATATACTGAGAGATATCAAGAGTTCCAAACGCTATAAGCGGGAGAACTTACATGGGAGGTGGTGGTAATGACAACTAGACTATCAGGTGATGGCGAAGTCCTTCGACTGGGGGACATCAATGAGTTCTGTGAGGTATTCTACGACAAGTCGGCAAACGCCGTTATTGTCCAGGCCCCTACGAGTGGTACAGATAATACGGCAGTAGATAGGGTCGTCATCAATGCGGGCGGCATCTTGCAATTCCCTGTTACTACCACCGGGTTGGTCAATGTGCGTCGGGATGATACGGCGACCACGGCATCCCTACGCCTCGAGCAAGACTCCACTGGAGATAGTGTTCTGGAATTCCTCCTAACAGGTGGAGCTGAGTGGGCCATCGGAGTTGATAATAGTGCGTCGGACACCTTTGTAATCAGCGCAGGCGGCGACTTGGGGACAGGCGATGAGGATGCTATACGCATCACCGATGCTGCCCCGCCCGTGGCAACATATAATGCTACCCATCCGACAGGCACCTTCGACTATATCTGCGATGTCTGCGGCACCAACAACAGCGAACCCTTCGTATGCCATGGAGAGCAGGCCCCATGGCACGACGATGTAGAATCTCTCAGTCTTGCTCTCCATGAGATGGATGGCATGAAGCCCCTGCATGAGATCCCGGCCATGCAGCATCTAGCTAAAATCGGTGTACTAGACATGGTCCAGCACGATGATGGGCATGTGTGGACTGGTATCAATATGGCTGCTGCCCAGTGGTTCACATGGTCGGGTATGCTTCAACTAGAGAACCGTATCAAAGAACTGGAAGCGCAGGTAGCATCTAAGTGACCATTGACCAGCAAAGGTTGCCAGGACAGAACATACACGCTGGTGAGATACCAGAAGAAAAGTGGTTTCATGGGGACGATCTATGTGACTGCACCTTTCAGCGGATGGGATATTGGACCAATGCTCATCTAGCACGAACCGTGCGGGTGCGAGTCTGCTGCATCTGGGCCAAGCTATATGCCCAGTTCCCCGAGTTGGTACAAGAGATACCTGCCTGGTTTGACGATAATGAGAAACAGTACAAAATAGAGCCACTACCCTGGAACTCCGAAGATGAGGATATGCCTGCTGCTCTGTGGCACCGGCAACTCGCTGTTGAGACGGGCCTAGCACTGTGGCAGGTGCGACAACTGTATGCTGACCAGGAACCGCCTAAGAAGGTAGTCCCACATGGTAGGTAGGGCACAAGGCTTTATGAGCATTGGGAAAAAGCTCACCACAGTCAGCGTCACCAAGGCCTTGGCTGCGGCAGGTAACTATGGGGCTGCTGATGTCCTCTCCGAGAGTGCCTCCGCTGGTACTGCTTGGACCTTTAGTGCAGTGGTCTCAGAGAATGGCGGCTCAGGCAACATTGTGAAGGCGGTGGCCCTGTTTGAGACCACTGCACTGACCCCTGGGTTGACCCTCTTTCTGTTTAATGTAACCCCTACCAGTGCGGTGAATGACAACGTAGCCAATACTGCGGTACTCCATGCGGATGAAGCTAACTATCTTGGCCGTGTCACCTTCCCTGCCATGGCTGACTTGGGGACTGGTGACTCTGAGGCTGTTGTGACACCATCCCTAGCCACTGGCAATCTACCCCTAGCCTTTACCTGTGCTGCGGCTGATAGTGCCATCTACGGGCTGGTTGTTACCAGAGATGCCATCACTGGGGAGACAGCCACAGATGACCTCATCATCAAACTGACAATCGAGGAATACTAATGACCAATGCAGATTTGGTAATCAACGTCGGGGATGCCGAGTTTAAGGAACTGATGCAGGACCCTGCCATCAAACTGCAAGCACTGAACCTTGCCCTGCGCCGCATGGTCCGAGAACGGGATCACATCATAGAAGAACTAGAACAGAATAAAAGTGCATTGACCAAGATGGTGGCAGAGGCAAAAACCACGACCAACGGTAATCAAACTAAGGAGCCTGTCGATGCCAGTACACGGACCTAAAGGTGATGTACATGGG